ATCCAGAGCACTGGACTGGTGGTAGGTCTCCTTTCACTTACCTAGCTATGCCAGCTGTACTTAAGTTTGACGATAAGCCTGAGAAGTGGAAAACACTCTGGGCACGATCCGATAGACCGCTGGATGGGGCTGACGAGTTTGATGATCCAGAATTGCTTACACCCGATGAAAACGGGCACTTTGTAAAGTGGGATGGTAGGCGACTGTTTGAACGTCGTAGCGAGGTTAGCCCCTCCACGTGGGCACTTGTTTATCAACAGCAAGATGTTGAAGAAGATGCCATCTTCCCACTGCCAGTTGTTAATGGTTCAATCAACCGTATGCGTAAGGTTGGTAGACTTAACTTTAATGCCCCTGGTCACCCAAGTCCTGAGGGTTCTTGGTTTGTAATCATGGGACTTGACCCTGCCATGTCTGGTAAAACTGCCATGGTTGTCTATGCGGTTAATCGAGAAACCAACAAACGGTATGTGCTTGATGTGCACAACATGGCTGAATCTACGCCACAAAAGATTGATAGTTTAATCAAAGAGTGGGTTATCGAATACAACCCACAAGAGTTACGCATTGAGATTAACGCTTATCAAAAAGCTTTCTCACTTGATAATGAGCTGCGAATGTGGCTTGCCAGCCGCGGTACTGCACTACGAGAACACTTTACCAGCAAGAACAAGTGGGATGTTAACTTTGGCGTAGCTGCAATGTCATCACTCTTTGGTAGTATGCGAGATGGAAAGTACAATAGGGATAACCTTATTGAGCTTCCCGATAACTCTAATGAGCATGTTAAGGCTTTAGTTAACCAGTTAATTACCTGGAAGGCTGATACTAAAGGACCAACTGACTGCGTTATGGCACTGTGGTTCTGTGAGATTAGAGCAAAAGAATTAATTCAACAAAGTAATTTCAGAACGGCTCATGCAAATAATAAATGGGCAACAAGAAGAAACGTTGCTATGCAAGGTGTTGTAAACCTTGACGAGATGGCAATGGAAACATTGTCAGGTCTATACTAGGAATTTAAATGGCATTATCAACCGAGCAAGTTACCAATAAGGTATTAGCTCTAACGCGTCGATACAGCGCACGTGACTACAGAATGGCAGATATTACTGCTGTTCGCCGTGGCAACATGGAAGCCGTGTATCCAGATATGTTCCCAGAGGGTATGTCTCGCCCTATGATTGCCAACTTTGTTGATGTTGCAGCTCGTGATATTGCTGAAGTTCTTGCTCCACTTCCTTCGTTTAACTGTTCAACTCCAAGTATTAATTCTGATAAAGCAAAAAAGTTTTCTGACAAACGAACCATTATTGCAAACAACTACGTTGAGTTTTCTAGTCTTCAGACTCAAATGTATACTGGTGCTGACTGGTACTTAACCTATGGTTTCTTGCCAATCTTTGTTGATGCTAACTTTGATGCAAAGATGCCACATATCCGTATTGAGAATCCAATGGGTTCTTATCCAGAGTTTGATCGCTTTGGTCGCTGTGTATCTTTTACTAAAAAATATGTTAAAACAATTCGTGAATTAATTCTTGATTTTCCTGAATATGAAAGCGCAATTATTGGAAGTCTTGGTCGTAATATGACTGACTATGACACTAACATGGAATTAATGCGTTATGAAGATGCTGACCAGATAGTTCTTTTCTTACCTCAACGTGGAGATCTAATTCTTCGTAGAGCCAAAAATCCAATTGGAATGCTTTCGGTTATTGTTGCTCGTCGTCCAGGACTTGACCTAGATGACCCACGCGGTCAGTTTGATGACGTGCTGTGGGCACAAATTGCTCGTGCTCGTTTTAGCATGTTAGCTATGGAAGCTGCAGAAAAATCTGTACAAGCTCCACTTGTTCTTCCTAACGATGTATCTGAATTTGCCTTTGGTCCTGATTCTGTTATCCGCACAAACAACCCTGCTGGTGTTCGTCGTGTAGCTCTTGAGTTACCTAGTGGTGCGTTTACAGAACAGCAGATGCTTGAAGCAGAAATGCGTATGGGTGCTCGTTACCCAGAAGGTCGTTCTGGTCAGATTGATGCAAGCATTATTACTGGTAACGGCGTTCAAGCTCTTATGGGTGGATTTGATTCACAGATAAAAGCTGGTCAACAAATTCTTGCTGAAGCATTTCAAAAGGTTATAGAACTTTGTTTTCATATTGATCAAACCTTGTTCGATGAAGATAAGACTATGGCTGGTACTTATCAGGGTGCTCCATATGAACTTGGGTACAGACCCTCTAAAGACATTAAAAGTGATTACACTATTCAAGTTCGTTATGGTCTTATGGCTGGACTTGATCCATCACGTGCACTTATTTTCTCGTTGCAAGCTTTGCAAGCTGGTTTGTTGTCACGTGAATTTGTAATGAGTGAACTTCCATGGAGTATGAACGTTGGACTGGAAAAAGATCGTATTGATATTGAGCGAATGCGTGATGCTCTATCTGGTTCTATAGGATCTTTAACTCAAGCAATTCCGCAAATGGCTGCCAATGGAACAGATCCTTCGGACATTATTGAAAAAATTGCTACAGTAATTGATATGAAAAAGAAGGGCACTTCAATCGAAGATGCCGTTATGAAGATCTTTAAGAAGCCAGAAGAAGCTGAAGTAGAAGAAGCTCCAGGAATGCCAGAACAACCTGAAGCTCCTGAAGAGATGCAACAGGGTGCTCCACCTCAACCTGCACCAGCAGGACCAGAAGGTCAGCCAGCAGGACCGCCACCAGATGTTGCTAGTATTCTAGCTCGTCTGAGTGGTGGGGCATGACAGAAGAAGAACGTTTAGCTTTATTTAGAAGTAAGTTAAAAGACCTACTTGATGAGTATGGTAGAACATTTCATCAAGATGGTGCATTCTGCACAATGTATTTTGTAACTGCAGAATTTTTTGATGGTGATGGTCAGTACTGGGCAAGCACAATATTTGATGATAAGTCACCAATATGGCATGTAGCTGGATTAGTCCAACATGCATTAGAAAATGATTTTACTGAAGAAGAAGAAGAGGATTAGTTATGGCACAGCAAGGTGGTAAGCGACCAGTTCGTACTAATAGTCAAGCTAAGCCAGTATCTGGTCCAGGTAAATTGTCACAACGTACTGATATGGTTCCAAGTGATCCTAATGTTTACGGTGATCGTAAGGCTATGCAAGAAACAATGTCTGGTGCTCCTATGGCTCAAGCTGCACCAGTAGCAAAAGCGTCACCAATTACAGGATTGTTTGATCCAACTGAACGACCAAATGAACCAGTTACAACTGGTAATCCAATGGGTGAAGGTCCAGGTCCAGAAATTCTTGCTGGTCCTCAACGTACTTTTAGTGCAACTCAAACATTAACTCGTCTTGCACAGGGAGATCCAACTGGTCAAGTTGAAATGATTCTTCAAGACCTTGCTGCTAGAGGTATTGTTTAGTGACAATTCAACCTGGAGGAATGAATGAAAATCCTCAGCCGTTTAATTTAGGTGTTCAAGCACCTGGAAATTTACCATCTAATTACGCTAAGCGTGTTATTAATGCAAATGTTGCAGAAGTTAATCCTGCTCTTTATGCTGCTGGTGCAAAAACAAATTTAAATCGTGAAGAACGTAACTTAATTGAAAACTGGTCTTCAATTAAAGGTACTCATGAAAAACTCATGAACATGGATAATAAAAAAGCTGCTGAATCTTTTAAAAAATTACATCCAGATTATCAAGTTGCACTTAAAGACTATTACAACATTGATTATGAAAATAAACCACAAAGCAATATGCTTGTTGAAGATCCATTAAAAAGAAAATTACTTGGTCTTGATAATGGTTTAAGTATTGGGGATGTTTTTAAATCTCCATTTAGATTTTTATTTCATGCTGCCGAGCAATATACAAAAGTTATTAATACACCATTTACTATGGCTCAAAATGCTACTGTAAATCGCGAAAGTTTTTGGACTCGTTCTAATTTTGAAGCTTCTTTTGATGGAGACTTTAACTATGATGAATCCGTAGCAACTGCCCTAACTCAAAAACATGGTAAAGCACTTAGCTTTGCTGCCATGCATATTCTTGCTGGCAAAACTCCTGGTGAAGTTATTGATGCATGGGGTCCAAATGATGCTGAAATTTTAAATGCAGTAAATATTTTATTTAATAAGCCAAATGAATTTGCTAACGTTATGGATGAATTTGATCGCGCACGTCTATCTCCTGGTCGCAATGTTGCGCGTTGGGTTAATAAAACTTTTGGTATTGATGCAGAAGAGCACCCAGATTGGTTTAAGAATGGATCTGGTTTAATTGATGGAGCTTTTCAAATTTTTGCAGATCCGTTAACTTATTTAACTGGTGGACTTGTAAATATTGCTAAAGCTGAAAAATTAACTAAAGCACTTAAATCAAGTAGAGATGTTGTTGAGCATTTTTCTAGACCTGAAGTTGCTAGATATTTTACTGGTTACTCAGAACAAATTGGAAAGTATACAAAGGCTGTTGAATCTGGTGATTCAATTGAAGCTGGTAAAATTGTAGAAACAATTCGCAATAAGTTTCCAGAACACGGAACAGATAAAGAAATTAGTCTTTGGTCTCAAAGCGGTGTAGTAGATTTTGATACATTTAAATCACAGTTTACCGATGAAAATCCACAAAACTTTGGACACTTAGTTCATGGCAAGGTTGTTGGAACTGCCTTTTCAAGAGAGTCTGCAGCGTTTGCTAGACCTACTCGTGAGTTTACTCTTGGCGCAAAACAAAAAGTTAAAGAGTTTTTTACTGGAAAAGTAAATTGGGATGATGTAGATAAAACATCTGCAGATGTACTTCTTAAAGAAATGCAAGAAGCTGGACTTGACCGTACTGGCAATTATGATTTTACTCAGATAGATGACATTCTTCGTCAAAAAAGTGGTAATGCAGTTCAAAGATTTATACAAAAACAAAGTTCATTACATCCTGGAAATAAAGTAGTTTTTTTTGATGATGATAAAGTTCTTGAAACTGTTGAGGTTTTACGAAATCAGGCTTATCTAGCTTTAGAAGATAAAAAACTTGCTCATATGTTTGTAGAGCATTTTAAGTCTTCAACTGAACAACAACGCATTGCTCTTAAGCGCACAATTGATGAATTAACTTTACGCAAAACTGGTATCTATGGTATGCCTGGTGGAAAAGAATACGCAACAAAAATTCTTGATGGTCACTATGGTGGAGTTGGTAAGTTTTCAGTTGCAGAAACATTAAAGAAACCAGCGCAGTGGAATCGTGGAGATGAAACTGTAGAAATTTTAGGTCCAATCCAAGCGCATCAATTTAAAGATGGTATTTCTTCTCTTGATTGGAGAGGAATTTCTGAATTTGCTGCAAGGCATTCTAAAAAAGATACTTCACTTACTGTTGAAAATGCAAGCAATATTATTGGCGGAGCTTACAATAGTAAAGTTGTTGGAGATTTAATTGATAGCTGGAGTTTGCTGACACTTATTCCACAACTTGGTATTAGAACTGCAGTTGATGAAGGCTTCTTCTTTGCAATGACAACAAAGCTTGGTATAGCAAGAGAATATCGTAAAGCTAAAAAAGTTGGAAAAGTATTTTCTGCTTACACTGGAGATTTAGCTGTCACTGGTCCAATCAAAAATATTCTTCAAGTTACTGCAAGCAAATTAACTGGTAGGCAATTTGGCGCATCGCGATCTATTACTCAAGGTGAGCGCGATACAATATTTAATGAAGCTTTTGAAGGATTAAAAAAAGGAACTTACGCTACAAAGTATGAAGCAGAAATAGCAGCTCGTAAAGAACTTTTTGATCTTGCCCTTGTTAAACATGGTAAGGGTCTTCCAGATGATATGCGTGAGTATCTATACGATGCTGCTTTGTACAATCCAAATGTACTAGCTCAAGTTAGTGCTTCAAATATTACTGATGCTTTAATTTCACGCAATGCTTTACGCGGAGATGCACACGTTATTTCCTCAAGTGCAAATGATATATCTCTTAAAGAAGCTGGTGCCGTTCCAACTGGTGATTACAAATCATTTAATCCAAGAGATTTAACACTTGATCATTTAAATGTCATTATGTTTGATAATTTTATTTCAGCTTTTTCTTCAAAAGGTTTTAACTTTGGTGGCGCGTATGTTAAAGAAGCCGATCCAGCAAGACTCTTTCTTGCAAACAATTCTCTTCGTACCGAACAAGATTTAACTAATGCAACAAATCAATTTTTAAAAGGAATTGGTTTTGAATTTAACGGAAAAATTTGGCAAGTTAATAATAAAAAAGTTGGCGACGTTAAGCGTTTCTTAAACTCTACAACACATATGGCAAAGTACGATGGACTTGATGATGTTGAAAAAGCAAGAGGATTTATTACAGATGTTTTTACCGATCTTTATAGCAGATTTCATGGTGATCACACAAAGTTTAATGATGAACTTAATGATGTATTTAAAACATTTCAAAGTGGTAAAGTAGCAGATCATAGATACATAGTTGATAAATTAAAACTTAAAGATGATGTTCTTCATCCAAGTGGTTTAGTTCAATACAAAAGCTATGGAAGTATGGTAAATGGATTTACTCCAGAAGAACGTATATTTTCAGATTTAGATTTTCATCTTAGCGATGATTACTCATCATACGCTCGCAAGTTTCGTGACAAGGCTTTTGAAATGATGAGTCGTCAAAGCGATGCAATCTATCGTCAACCAGCAGTTCATTCGCATTACTTAGTTTATCGTGCAGAAAGCAAAGTAGACGAACTTGCATATATGGAAAAAATTAAAAAAGATCAAATTCGTCAAGGAATAGATCCAAAAAAAGCAGAACAAAATGCTAGTGAAATATCAAGAAGATTTTTTACTGATAGGGCTATGACTAGAGCAGCTAATCAAGTTTTAAAGTATGCTGACAATCCTGAAATGCGAACTGTCTTTGCTTATAATGTAAGAACAGTTGGTCGTTTCTATCGTGCGGTTGAAGATTTCCATCGCCGTATGTATCGCCTTGTTAAAGATAACAAGTTAAGCACAATATACAGATTACGTTTAATAAGTCAAGGACTTAATGCTGTTGGTGACGTGCATGAAGATGCTAATGGTGAGCAATTTGTTATCTTGCCAATGGATGATGTTATTTATAGTGCAGTAGATGGTGCTTTAAATCTAATAACTAATGGTGAGATTAAAGTATCTCAACCACTATTTAATGATATTACGTTTAATGTAATGGCAGGTAACCCATCGTTCCAGAGTGATGCTGGTATGCCATATCTTTCTGGACCTGCTGGTTCATTAAGCGTGTGGGGAGTTAAAGCTTTACTTGGAAAGTTTGATCCTACAAAAAACTTTGCAGAAGATATAGATCAAGTTGCACTTGGTTCTATGGGTGATAACGTAACTTTACGTAGTGCAATTACTCCTAAGTTTGTTAACAACATTTGGAAGATGCTATCTCCAGATGAGCGTTCACAACAAGAGGTATCTGCTTATACACAGGCTTTAAGTTACAATCAAGCTAATGGTCTTGGAATTGATCCACAAGATTACTACAATAAAGAAACTGGAGTAATTGATCAGGCAGGACTTGATGAAGCAAAGCGTAAATATCTTGCAGATATAAAAGTTTCAGCTCATAATATTATTGTTACTCGTTCTTTACTTGGAATGATTCTTCCATTTGCAGTACAAACTAAAGATACTAAAGATTTGCCTACTTATTTAAAAGACAATGGAGTGGTTAATCTAAAATCAAGTTTTTATGAAGTACACGATCAAATTAAAATGAAGTATCCAGACGTTGAAGACCCTTGGGAACTATCTCTTGCTACTTGGACTGGTGAAAATCCAGGCAAAGTGGTCTATCTTGTATCAACAAACCAAGAAGGCGTTAAGCCAATGCTTAAGTTTTCAAAAGAAATGCAAAATTGGGCTATTTCTAATAAAGATGCAATTGATAAGTATGGTGCTGGTGCATTAATGTTTGCACCTTACACTGGAGAGTTTAGTCCTGGTGTTTATCAATGGGCAGAAGCTGCTGGTATCGTAAATAAAGTTCCAGAAAACGCAAGCGTCTATGATTACATTAGCAAATATTATGAAGATGTAATGTTAAAAGAATACGCAAATGCTTACTACGATATTAACGATCAAGAACAAGCAGATTTAATTAATGTTTCATTTTCAAATCCAGATTTACGTAGAGCTTCTATATCTGCCTACACAAGAAAACGAAAGATTCTTTTATTGCAAACTCCTGGCTTAGAAGATTACATTAAAAGCGGTGCAGACAATAGTGATGCTACAGACTTTATTCAATCTACATATAACTATGTTAATTCTCCTGAAGCTAGTGTAGATGCAAAAACAAAAGGATTAATTAACGAAGCATATGCTGTTTATAACGAATTTATAGACTATGCTAACAGAATTAATATGCTTGAATTTTCTGAAGGTGCAGAAATGAAACGCACACAAAAAGCAAAAGCAATAAAAAAGATTGAAGAACTTATTAAGTCTGATCCAACAAAAACCGTTGAACAATATTACAGGTATGGACTACTTAAACTTATGAACTCAAAGTCTCGCGATGCTGACGTAACAATTAATAGAAATGTGGTGAAGTAATGGCTGGTGGCGGAACAGGTGGAATCCTTGGTCCACGAAACCCAACCGATCCCATAACAATTACTCCTGGTGCAACACCTGGCGTTGATCCTATTGGTGGTATAAAAGGCTGGAAAGATTCTTTTACTCAAGCTACTGATGGTTCTGGTTTTATATGGAGTGGAAACCTTGGGGAAACTGTACCAGTATATTTTCTAGGTGATAAAAATGGAAATGTTATTCCTGAAACAAATGCAAATGCAATTGAAACTGCAGGACTTTCTGCTGGATCTCCAATTACCGTTATGTCTGCAATCAATAAAATCATTAATGACAAAATGGCTATACCTGGAGAGATTGCAAAACTAAAACAATCTTTTATTGATAAAGAATTTTTAGTTGGAGCATATGCAAAAAAATCTATGGCTAATCCAGACCTACCAGATGCATTTTTTCGTCAAGCATTAGCTGACGCTTTATATTTACAGAGCCTATCAAATATAAAACTTGCACAAGAAGGTGCAAAAAAGTTTATGAACTTTGATGACTTTATATTAAATGTGGGTAAGCAGGGCGATCCAAGTGCACCTACTGGTGGTAGCAGTGTTGATGGAACTAGAAAAAGTATTAGTTATCAAAAATTTAATCCCGAAGATTATGATATTGCAGTTGATCAATTGTTCCAACAAACTGTTGGTCGCGGTGCATCGGATGAAGAGTTAAAAGATTTTATTGCTAAGTTGCAATCTTATGGAAATAAGAATCCAGAAAAAACTATAACTAAAGTAACTGGTAATGGAAAGAATCAAGTTTCTACTGTGTCTGGTGGAGTAACTAATGATGCTGCTATGGCTATGGCACGAGATCAAGCCTTAGCAGATCCAGAAGCAGAAAGTTATAACAAGGCTACAAAATATTTAGAATACTTTAGAGAAGCATTAGACTCTCCAATTCAGTTAGGTCAGTAATATGGCAACAACTACTACAACTACTTCAGGTCCTGGTGGAACTACCAAGTCCAAAACTACAACACCAGATCCAAGACCTGGTAAAGCATGGATTAAAAAAGGAAATAAATGGAAAAAACCACCAGAACCTAAAGGTGGTGATTATGCTTGGAATGATGACAAAGGTTGGGTTAGTGCTGCAAGCCAAGCAACTGCTTGGGATATCCCACTTGCAATTATTAATTCTGATAAAGGTAAAAACGGTCTTCAAGAATTATTTAATAAAGCGTGGGCTGCTCAAAAAGATAATAAAGAATGGACTAAAGAAAGATTTATTACAGAGCTTCAAGCAACTAAGTGGTATAAAACTAGAAGTGCTCCGCAGCGTGAGTACTATACTTTATCTAAAGATCCAGCACAAAAAGTTGAATTTGATAGACAAATAAAAAGTAACACTGAATTAATTAAAGATGCAGCAGGTAAACTTGGAGCATCTTTAACTGATGCTCAAGCACTTGAACTTGCTAAAACAAATCTTCAAAATGGTTATAACCCTTCTGAATTAAATAATCTTCTTGTTCAATATATTGGTTTTTCTGGTAAAACGGATCAAGAGAAAATTGGTTCTTTATTTGGTTTAGCTGGTAGCAATGAAGATGAACTTCGTATGTGGGCTAGAGATAACAATGTAACTTTGTCTGAAGACTGGATACTTAAAGAAGTTAGAACAATTGCTTCTGGTAAATATGATGTTGATAAATCAAAGAATTATATTAACGATATTGCTAGACAACAGTATGCTGGATGGGCAGATAAATTAGATGGTGTTAGAAGTCTAAAGGATCTTTCTCTTGGCTATCGCAATGTTATTGCTCGTGAGTTTGATGAAGATATAGACAAAATTGATTTTACAAATAAACATCTTGATGCAGCAATGAAGGCAAGAGATGATAAAGGCATGTTAATTAACGATGACACTCTTCGCAAAACATTACGTAAAACTGATGAATGGTCTAATGTACTTAAAAATAAAGACGCTATTATAAGTACTGGTCGTTCAATATTAACTAAAATGGGATTTTAAATGGCTGACGGTATTCAAGATAGTTACGCTACATCTGGTTGGGAAGCTTTAAAGCAATTATTTCGTGATAATGGAATGGCAGAACTAGCAGAAATTATCACTGAGTCATTTCAAAATAATGGAGAAAACGACTCACTTATATATGAAGATCTAAGAAAATCAGATCAATATAAAACTAGATTTAAAGGTAACTTTGATCGCTTAGCTTCAGGTAAAAACTTTCTATCTGAAGGTACATACATACAGCAAGAAAATATGTATGCATCAATTTTAGCTAATAATGGTGTTACTGGATTAGCAAATCGTGATAACTATGCAAGGTTTATTGCAAATGATGTTTCAGTTGATGAATTAGAAAATCGTTTTACTCTTGCATATGATCGTGTAACTAAAGCTGTTAGCGCAGAAGATAAGACTCTTCTTGCTGAACTTAGAAAAATGTATCCAGGTGTTAATGATAGTGAATTAGCAACTAGTTTACTTCTTGGAAAAGAAGGTTCTAAGTTCTTAAACAATAGAATTAATGTTGCAGAAATTAAAGCATCTGAAACTGAGGTTGGCATTCAATCAACTATTGGTGCTGAATCACTTGCAGGAAAAGTTAGTCGTGAAACCGTTAAAGCTGGTCTTGAAAAGACTGCAGCTCAAAAATCTGGATTTGAAAGTGCTTCTAGAATGTTTGGCGAACAAAGTGTTGAAGGAATACAAAACGAACTTGAACAAGAAAATATTCTTGGTATAACAAGTAGACGTACAAAACGTTTAGCTTCACAAGCTCGTGCACAATTTAGTGGACAATCTGGTATTGCAACAAGTTCACTAAGTCGAAAGAAGCAAGTATAAACTCTCGTTGGATCCACCAGCCCCAACGACGTAACAGACTGGTAGTGGAAGCCATGTTATATTCCCCATATAACTCTGTGGTCCATGCTCAACTAATAAATAAGGGAGATAGTTACGATGAGTAACAACAATGAATGGTACGAAGACGACGACTTCTTTGAAGAAGAAGATCAGACTGGTGGGTTGCAAAACCTACGTAAAGCTGATCGTGCTAAGTCTAAGCGTATCAAGGAACTAGAAGCTGAACTAGATGGTTTACGTAGCTTTCAACGTCAGTCTGTCGTCAGTTCCGTTCTTAATGAAAGAGGAGTCAATCCTAAGATTGCTACATTTATTCCATCAGATGTTGCCAATGATCCAGAATCTATTGGTCAATGGTTGGATGAACATGGAGAAATCTTTGGTGTTCAGCCACAAGTACAGCAGCCTATGGTAGATCAAGAAAATCTATCTACACTGCGACAGATTGATGCTGTAACAGGCTCTGCTCTTTCTCCTGATGATGTTAATGACATGTTCTCACGTCTTAACAATGCTCAGAGTGCCGAAGAATTAATGGAAATGATTTACGGCGCAGATTCGTAATCAATCAAACAACCCCTAAGGAATAATCATGGCTGTAACAGGCTTATCGGGTGGTTCTGCCGCTACTAATGGCGGTCT